TGGCTGATGATTTAATTAGATATACAAATCGAGGAGTTATCAGTTATCACACCGAAGCTGATCCTAGACTGAAAAAGAAAGTGATACAATCTATAAAATATCTACACGAAAAGAAATTTATTGTCAGCGTCAATGTTATGATGCATGCCGATCCTGTATACTTTCAAGAATGTATTGATCTAATGGAAGATTTGAAAAGCTGCGGAATTAATTATACTCCTAGGATTATTGGAGATAAAGAAACCGTAAAAGACAAGTTCGACTACGGAACACACACTTATTCTGTAGAGCAAGAACAATGGCTTAAGGATTTCTGGGCAGAAAAGAATGCTAAAGTAAAACAAGAAGAAGTTATTCAAAACAAAGATACTTGCTCAACACAAGCAGGAGATGAAAGTGCTAGAAAGCTAGGGCGTATGTGCTGCGGCGGCAAAACTATGTGTACCTATAAAGACGGAGTAGAACAGCCAGTTAAGTTTATTGAAAGCACACGTTTTAAAGATTGGTATTGCGGAGTGAATTGGTACTTCATGGCCATCGATCAGCAGCTTGATATCGTGTATCATCATCAAACATGTCAGGCTAAGTTTGATGGCACTAGAGGCCCAATTGGTACAATTTCTGAATGTGATAAAATAATCAACGAGCTGAGAACAAACTTAGAAAATAAAACCATGCCAATTATTAAATGTCCAAACAGAATTTGTAATTGTGGTCTATGTACTCCTAAGTCTGCAAACAAAGATCAATTTTTCAATATCATGTCAACTCACGTTGACGAATCTATATTTTCTAATTTAGAAAGAGCCATCTGATCGTAGTAGCTTGGTGAAGTGCATGTTTCGGAGCACTTCATCAATCTATTTTCGTTGGTAAACGAATTAAAGATAGAATTAAAATATTTTCCTTCAAATATTTCAGTTAATGTTTTTTTATTTAGATCAAAGTCATCTGCATCTACTCCGGTCTTTTCTAACATGCTAATGAAGTCATCATGATAGTGTGCATGACCGTGTGCTCGTTGTAGACCCAACCAACAACAAGGATAAACCATTCCTTGAGCAGAAATATAAATGTCGTCACCTTTAAGAGCTTTGCATGTTATAGGTAATGACATCTTCTCTTGGTTATTTTTAAGCCAATTATTTTTTGATTGGTTATGAAATTTTTCATTAACTGGACCGTCTTTTACATCTAGAAATATTTTTTTCATATTATCAATTTTAGATTCATAAAAATTAATAGGTCGTGTTTGGGAGTTTTTATTTGGCAATAAGTCGGATACTTCTAATAGATAATCTAAATTTAATTGACTATCTAAAACCATAGTTGCATTCTCAGGTAGCCCTCGAGTGCTAATCCTATGAGTAAATTTGCTGAAACCTAACTCATTCGCTAGTTTTTTACAATCGTTAATCTGATGTTGATTGTGTTTAAAAACATTCATGATCCATTCGGCTTGCCCACCTGCATCAATAAAGGCTTTGGCATTCTTAATTACGGTATTGAAGCTGGTATTCCGTCGATATAAATGATGAGTATCTTCCAATCCGTCGATGCCAAACTCAATTACTGGATTAAATTGAGCAAACTCTTTCCAAATAGAGTCCTTGAGAGCTCCTCCGTTGGTGTGTATCAACAATTCATTATCTGGGTACTTTTCTCTAAAAAATCTAACAATTTGCAAAGGCGAAGAATGCATGACAATATCACCGTAATTACCATTAATTAATACCGCATGTAAATTTTTTAAATTGTCGTCTGCAAATATTGCTTTTAGTGTTTCAAGAGATAATTCTGTTTCTTGAAGATTTGGTTTAATGTGTTCTGTACCGTGATGATTTCGCAAACATTGCGGACATCTTGCATTACATCTAGATGTAACTTCTAAGTGAACTCTATTGATTTTTTTATACATGTTATAATTTATGCCCTTGTTATTTAATTCGTAATAAATACAACATGCGAATAAACGAAGTCATCCAATCATCCTTAGGAGAAGAACCTGCTTCTCGTGCTTTATGCACATCGGGTAAACCCGACTCTGCGTTAGGTGCTAGTCAACTAGCATCGTGTAAATCACAAGGTTATCGTTCTCGAGACGGCGGCAAGAGCCATAAGGTAGGCGACGACAGGGTGAAAGTGCGCGGTAAGAAAATTAAAGGTAAAAAGTACGGCGGTCCACTTCCTGATTGGAGTTAATATGTCTGTTAAGGTAAAAGCGGGCGACTTGTTGATTTCTCCCCCAAATATGCCTGATCATAGGTTTCACAAAGCAGTAATGTTTCTCACACATTACAATACAAGCGGAGCATACGCACTCTGTCTTAACAAACCCACTGAACACACATTAAAAGATATTCTAAAGCCTTTGAATTTAGAATTATCTCAAGATTGTAATTTATATTGGGGCGGCCCAGTTGCTCCTACTACGGTTTGGATGTTGCATGACAATTCCTGGAGTGTAGAAAATACCATAAAAGTAAATAGAGACTGGAGTATTACAAGTAATCTAGGAATGTTTCACAGAATGGCCGAAGGGCATTGGCCAACTAGATATCGAATAATGTTTGGTCATGCAAGTTGGGCACCTGGCCAACTTGATATGGAATTAGATGGTAAAGAACCTTGGGATCATGATTCGAGTTGGTTAGTGGTTAAAGATCCAAATACAGATTGGTTGTATAATTATGAAGCAGCTGGATTGTGGACCAGCAGTTGTAGTATTTGTTCTCAACAGACCGTAGACAGCTGGATGACTTAAATGCAGTTGGCCAGTACTAGGTCGGCAAGGTATTTTTATGTAGATTGGTGGCTAATGAATCACTGCTCATGGAAATGCTCATATTGCCATGACATCATTAATTCTGGAAGTATTAATTTACCTTATATACATGACTGCATTAGATTTGTAGATCAAGTAAAAAACTTTTCAGATAGCTTTAATAAAACTCCTAATATAAATTTTACCGGCGGAGAAGTTACTGAATGGAATAACTTTCATCAACTTCTAGAATATGCAAACCGTCAAGGTTGTTATACACAATTTAGATCAAATGCAAATTTATCTGCTACCGATTGGGTATTGTTATTAAAATATACGAATCACATTACTTTAGAGTTTCATCCTGAACATACGCAATCGTCTCAATTTTTAATAGCATTAGATAATGCAATCAAACAAAATGTTTCAGTGAATGTGAATATCAATATGTTGAAAGATTCATGGGAAGAACTAGATAAACTAGGAAATTATATTTTAGAAAAATGGCCTAATGTTTCAGTTAATAAGAAAATGCTGTTTGACGATCCGGTCTTTAATACCAATCCAATGCAATATCAAGAAGAGCAGGTTGCTATGTTAAAGATTCAAATGGGGGATATTGTGCTGTCGGATAACGGACAGACCAACTACACTGACTACCAAACCCTAGTATTAGAAAATAAAAATACTTTTAATGATTGGTTGTGTTGGGTAGGCCTCGAACAAATAGTTGTTGATGCTTGGGGAAGAGTGTATAGAGCTCATTGCCGACACAATGGTTTTATAGGTAATTTAAAAGATCAAGAAATGAAATGGCCTACAGAACCAATAACATGTCCTGCAGGCCATTGTAGAAATAGCTTCGATATATTAGCTACTAAGATTAAGCCTTAACAGCAAGTTGATCAATGGTCTGTCTCAAAACCTCTTCAACCATTTGATTTAGAGTAATATCTCTTTCGTGTGCTCTCATCATAAGATCAAATAGCAACTCGTCTTCTAGATCAAGAGGAACACTGACTCGAGTGTCATAATCTTCGTCGTTGTTTATAGCAGCCATTTTTTCAAAAAAATCATCAACTAATTCTAAATCAACATATTTTAAATCGTCCCACGCTTCTACAGGATTGACATTTCGATGAGCAGCTTCGTCGTTATGAGCAAATTTATAATCAGGATTTATCCAACGATAGGCACGATTGTTTTTATAATCGTGTGCTTGTAGTTCGTAGCAAGTTTGATCTTTGGTGCTAAAGATTACGGTGAAGCTATGGCCTTCTTGATCGCCGTTCCATGAGTCTAAGCAGTGAGCATCAGGATAGCATTGCCAGCCATAATCGCTGCCTTCTGTAATGCGATAGTTACAGGTTGATAGGAATCGTTCCATTAAGTTCATTTTAATTGTTCCTTAATTGTCCATATTACTTGTTCATCATTAGTGCGTTGAAGTTACTTGGAACAACAATGGTCTGGACCTTGCCGTTCTTAATACCTTCGGAGATGTTCAACATGGCCTGCGCCTGCATGAACGCAATTGAGCTACCAGAGTTGTTAGCCAATGCCGCCATACGACGTGATTCAGCTTCGGCAGTCTTAACTTCAACTTCCTTCTGCTTCAACTCGTTCTTAGCACGAACCAAAGCGTTAGCTGATTCAACTACGGTATCGCTTGGCAAGACATTACGAATCATAACCTGACTGATCATAATTGAACCGTCCAGCTTTTCTTCAGCAAGATTGCGAACAATTTCTTCCTTGATGAAGTTCTCCATATCAGTACGATTGTCTGCCATGTCCAATGCTTCATACTTACGTGCTGCCTTGTAGATAGCATTACGAGCATTTTGCACGATGTAGTTATACATCACATAAGTGTCGCCCTTAAACTCAGCATGGAAACTCTTATTTTTAGTAGAATACAGCTCAGAGACTTGACTTGGGTTGATGTTGTAAACAACCACAGCATCCAAATCTTTCATAGTTGAGTTATCTTTAGCTACAGGAGTCATATTCTCTAGAACTACGTTGACGTCTTTGATTGGAAATGTCAGTACATCTCCAATAATGACTTGATTGAAAGAACCGGGCAAGAGTTCGCCGGGTTGAACCTGCTTGTCGAAACCAACTCGAACACCAACTTCACCGGTTTCGATACGGGTACAGCCAGTGGCGAGAACTGCGGCGGCAAGAATAGAGAGAGTTGCAATACGCTTCATTGTGTGTCCTTAAAATAAAACTACCATAAACATCATCACCACTATCGCTAGCAGTGAAACAATTATACTATAAAACGCTGTCTTTGTCAATGACCAACGTTCCGACCCCGACATCTTTTGCCAAGACATAATACCAAAATGTATCAATACTGCTAGAATAACAAATGCAAATATAATTCTAATCATACAACCTTTCCTAACCCAAGCCAAATTAAATGATCTAGCTCTTGTTGGTAGTCTTGTCCTAATCTGCGTTTCTCATAAATTGCTCTTAGAACATCCTTTCCATCTCCAAAATCCGGAGTTCCGGAACCTCGACTTTCTAATTCCTCGATGAGATCATCAGTGTCAAAGTCACTGAGGTCAACATCAACTTCTACTTCTGTGTAAATTGTCTTATACATGTTCTTCCTTTCTTGCTCTAGAATAATCAAACCATCCTAATACTTCCGAAGCTGCTTTATCTTTTACGTGCTTGTTTAAGTGATCTTGCATCCAACGTTTCTGACTTTCGTAAACAAACCCACCAGATGATATCCTACTATCCCAAGAACGTGTACCAAAGGCATTAGCATAGTATAACTTCTCAAAAGTTTTTTGTAAAGACATTTTCATTTCTGGTGTGGCATAAATGCTAGCCGAAGACTCCATAGCCATACACAAGGCCTGACCGTGAGTCATGGCAATACCGTTCCAGTAAACGATATATTCGTCGTGCTTTTTTAGATAAAGCAAAACAGGTTTTGGATCTAATAGACTCCAGCTTTGTTCAGCTCTCATTTGTAATCCTCCTCAGGACTAAACTCCCAACGAGCAACAGGATTATTCTGAACTGCTTCAATTAATCCATCGTCTGGACGATAGCCATAGGTCCAATATTTGACTAATCTTTTCAAAGCGTCTGGCATCAAAGGCATTTCCATACGTAGATTTCTTTCTCGAATGTCTTTGGCTGTATGTTTACCTAGCTCCCAATGATTGCCGTCTGTGGCAACTTGACAGACACTGAGATCAAAGTTATTGATAATTTCTTGCATACTGGAGTAATATCGTTTAGTAATAACTTGTATAGTCCAACTACTGCTAGTATTATCTTTAGAATAATAATCTAACGTTGTAGCGTTATCGCTAGTGAATTTATTGCTATATCTACCCCAGCTTCGAACTTCATCTATAATATATTGTGCCTGTTCTTTGCTAGAACAAAAAACATCAATATCTGATTCCCTAACAGGCAGTCCTTGATACCAGCGAAGACACGCACCGCCTGCGATCCAAGGACCATTCTCTCCTGGTTTAATAATATTGATTGGTTCTAGGTCTGATCGAACTATGGTTGGATACTCAATGATATCAACCGACTTACCGTAGTTCACAGAATTTGTCCGCATATCACCAAACAATTCTTCCAAGGTAGATGCTACACTAGATGTCATTCTTAAATCACCTTTTCTATTATGTTAATTTCTATGCAATTCTGACCAAACTAAAAATTGTTTAAAAGCAATATAGACTTTTTCTGCTTCCTTGTCATCCGCAGGTACTCGAACTCCACGAACATAAAATCCATCGGGCGCAACTTTGAGCATTTCGGTTCCGCTGACCATCATAGAGATAGTATTATTTGATACCGGTAAATCGCTGGTCACAGACCAATTATGTAAATCTTCTACGATTTGTGACCAAGTGTTAATAGAATTTGCCATCAGTCTAATGCTCCTTTGCATAGTTTATTTTTAGAATCAACAATTTGAACCTCATCGAAATAAGCAACTTGAGTTGGCATTGGTTCCTTATTTCTGCTAATAAAAGAATTATAAATTCCGTATTTAAAATAGAATTCTTTTGGAATATGAACAAACAGCGGTTCGTTTATATCTACTTTGAGTTGCTCATTTACAAATACTTTTGCATAACCGTTAGTCGGAGAAGTGTTTAGTTCAATTAGAATCTCTGTCCACCTGCCTTTTAGATCATCCATATGCGATATGTTATATGTTTTACAAGTGTTCTTAGAAGTTACATTAGCATGCCAACACATGCTATACATGTCGCCTCTTGCATCAAATTGCAATAACGGAAACGCAGCAGGATGTCCGCCAGCAGTTCCGGTAGGCCCTCCTCTTTGATGCAATTGGCCCAGTGTTGTTTTTACAGCGTTACTGGTTTGGAAATCTAACGGTAGATACAAATAGAAACGAATAAAATTAATAGAGTCTACAGAAATAGTCTTCTCAACAGAGACCTCAGTCCTAGACCGATCAGTATAACAATCGCTCCATCCTTTAGTAGAAGCGCAATCGCCGGGACGAAGTTCAAACCGCTGAGAAAATTTTCCTGCTTTGACAATGTCTTTTTCTTTTTCAAATCCGTAGCTAGTATAACTTAGGCTTCTTTCTACCCGAAGCCTTTCGTTACATTCACTATTGGCAATTAGCGGAAATGATAACATCAATGCAAATGCAATGGGTTTAAACATTTTTTTGATCGCTATTTTTGATAGTGGTTAATATATTATTGCGATGCTCTTTATAACGAGCCCAACTAGCCTTTAATGGATCTAACATAAACCATTTAAAGGTTACAATTAACAACAAAGACATCCCAATTGCATTCATAGCAGATGCCATTTCCGTACCAATCGCAAATAGGCTACCTACATTAAAAATCAAACTAGACAATAACACCCACTGCCATAGCTCTAGTCCAGAAAATATCCAGCGCATAAATCCCAATATTTCTTTCATTCTTTACCTTTTAGCGTATTGATAACCTGTTCTTTAGCACGACGCTCTAAATCTTTCTCGTTGGCCAGTTTAATTTTCCAGGCCATTAGATCCATAAATTCTGTAATAGCTTCTTTACCCTGTTCAGTCAAATGACTATAGTCTCGGCCTACGGTACTATAATAATAGTATCTCTGATTAGTAATCAACTCTTCTAATCCGCCGTAGATTAAATCTTTAATTGCACCTTTTTCCATAGCCCAATTCCTTATGAGTTTAGATCTTTTCGCCAGCTTTGAAACCGCGGAAACGTAAGAACCTTGGGAACCGTAGAGAATAGCTGCCATCTTGATTTTGTGTGATAGCATCCGCCCGAACCTCAACAACTTGTCCAACCAGAGTATCACGTTCTTCCCAGTAAGAACGGCGATCTCCATCTGTGAATCCACTACCAACGTTAACAACGATCGATTTACCATCGTCCACACCTTCGCAGACCAATGCGCCAAGTCGTTCCACATTCCTGCCAGTACCTTCCTCCACTGCTGTGATTGAAAGGCTAACTTCAATAAAGGGTTTTTGTTTGAGCCACGAAACAGATCGCTTACATTCATATTTTGCTTCCGGGTCCTTGATCATAATGCCTTCAAATCCTTTGCTAACCATTTCCTTATTGTAGTCTTTGTATTCGATTTCTCCAAGGAATTCATCAAGATTAACTTCAATTTGAGGAATAATTTCAATACACCCGCTGTCTGCAAAGATGTTTTCAAAATTATGTAAGAACTGAGAACGTCGACGTTGTCCCATCACACTCTTGCCAGCTTTAAACTCTACAAGTGGAACAACATCGAACAAGCATAGACGTGCATCTTGAGCCTGCACATCTGATTTACGGTGGACCTGTTTCATAAGGTCTTGGAATGAGTTACTGACAACCTCGCCGTCAAGTACATAGCTACGAGCAAAGTTATCTAGATTGTCTTCTAGATATTTTGTAATATGACCAAAGTTTTCCAACTCCTTGCCATTCCGAGTGTACATAGTTACCGTTCGACTTTCGTAATTAATAACGGTAATGGCACGGACTCCGTCCAATTTAGGCTGAAGAATTTTCTTGCCTGTGATCTTTGCTTCGTGATTGGCTCCGTCGTGTGCCAGCATACATTCGAACACAGGCACAGAGAATTGAGATTTTTTCTGTTTTTTTGCAACGTTGTTTACGGTCTTTTCGCTGACTCCGCAACGAAGATCCTTTTGCAAAATTAATTTGTACCAATGATTCCACTGGTCTGTAGTAGCTACGTCCATGGCTAATTTAATAGCATCACGAGCAGCATGCCCCGTAAGTTCACGACGGTATAGACTTTCTGCCAGTTGTTTAAAATTGTCCCATGACAGGCCCTGTCCACCTAATTCATCTTTGGTAGGAACTTGCTTGACACCAAAGGTATAGAGTTTATCTAGCGCCATACGCAGGCCTTCAAAAAACTCGTTGAGATCTTCGTCCATTGACTGAGCCAAAATGGCTTCTTTAGCCAAACGACTATTGTCGCCGGCTAGCTTTTGAATAATAATTTCTGGTTGTGTACGCAAGAGTTGCTCCTAACAATTAACTATAAAACTATTATAGCATCGTTAGGAGCAGTTGTCAAGTAGTTAGACACCTAAATAAACAGCCCAACTTGGGTGAGCAAGATGGAATCCGCGTTTGCGGCGTTTTTCGACCAAGTCCCAAAAATGGGGTTTGTAGGGCGCCTGTTTTGGTTTGAACTTGCCTACATGAGCAGCCTTCTTGTAATTACAAGGTTTGCAGGCTGTAGTAGAGTTTTCCCAAGTTGTCTTGCCACCCCTCGATACTGGATGAACATGATCCAAAGTGGCGGCCTGATCGTTGACCGATGTGCCGCAATATTGACAAGTATATTCATCTCTCAAGAAGATGTTTCGCTTGCTCAGCCGCATGGTGCTCTTAGGTTTTTGGTATTCCTTGAGCATGATAACAGCAGGCACGCGAGTTTCCCAATTGGCGGATCTAACTATCCAATCGTCGTGCCATTCCATTACCTCAACCTTATCCAGAACGAGGTAGCGAATGGCCTCTTGCCAATCTACAATGCTTAATGGTAGAAGGCTAACAGGTTGCATGTCTGCGTTCAGTAATAGTGTGCTCATTTTGATGTGTTTCTTGTTAAACAAGTATTTACTTACTTTGGACTATTATATGCTCAGATTACCCTTTTGTCAACAGATTTTAAGATAATTACTGATATGAAGAAATTTAATAGATTAGTTGTGTATGGATGTAGCTATACCACAGGAGCCGAGACCGTCGACGAAGATTGGTATCCGGGAGCGGAAGAAATCAAAGCCAAATACGGAATACATTATTTTTATGATTTATTAACAAAAAAGTATAAAGATTTTAATTTCCACATTTATGATACCGCTTCAAAGAAAAATTCCTGGGCTAATCAATTAGCTGACAAGTTAGGCGTACCTTGTTTAAACAATGCGATTAGTGGAAACTCTTTTCATAAAATGTATTGGGAGTTAGAAAAAGATCTTAATACGGGAATAATTAAAGATGATGATCTAATATTTGTAGGAATAACTAGCCCAGAAAGACTGATCGATTTTAAACACTACGGAGTTTCAATGTTGCATTTGGGATACCCCGATAGGTGGCCAGAATCATTAAAGAAGTCCCAGAAACAATTTTTAGATTTTTTCAACAGCGAACAGGTAAAATTTCAATTTTTAGTTTTATTAGAAGCCTTCTTGAGCAAGGCTAGTACGCAATTAAAAGATAGATTATATTTTGTCGAGTGCGATCCCAGAGCACTATACACCAAATATGAAAATGTAGATCCTTCAATGACACCACACCCAGATTGGTATTATACAACTATAAATCCCGGATACGAAAAATTTAAAGAATCAAAATATCTTGTGTCAAAATACGGGATGTATTATGGAGTAGTTGAAGCAGATCTTCATGCAGGCCGTCATGTTACCATTCAAAGACACACAGAATGGGCGGATCATATCTATGAAGAATTTATGAAGTTGACTTCTAAATAACAATGCAGCTATAATAACATATTAGATAAGGAACACATATGACACTAGTACCAATGGTAGTTGAATCTACTTCGAAAGGTGAAAGAGCCTATGACATTTATAGTCGATTGCTCAAAGAAAGGATTATTATGCTCAACGGTCCCGTTGAAGATAATATGGCCAATTTGATTGTAGCTCAAATGCTATTTTTAGAAAGTGAAAATCCAGACAAAGAAATTAGTTTGTTTATTAATAGTCCTGGCGGAGTAGTCACTGCTGGAATGAGCATCTACGATACTATGCAGTTTATCAAACCCGATGTGGCTACCTATGTTATGGGTCAAGCCTGCTCAATGGGCAGTCTACTAGCACAAGCCGGCGCCGCTGGAAAACGTTATATGTTGCCCTATGCTCGCCATATGATACATCAGCCTAGTGGCGGTGCTCGAGGTATGCAAAGTGATATTGAAATTCAATACAAAGAAATTACCAAAATGAAAACAACGTTAACTGAACTATATGTGAAACACAATAGTAAAGGAAAAACATATCAAGAATTTGAAAGAGACATGGATCGAGATACATTCATGAGCGCACAAGAAGCATTAGATTATGGTCTTGTAGACAAGGTCATAGAGAGACGTCAGTGAACAGATTATTTGTAGTTGGATGCAGTTTTACTAGATACCATTGGCCCACTTGGGCCAATATAGTAGGTAGAAGCTTTGACGAGTATAAAAACTATGCACACAGCGGCATTGGCAATCAAGGTATATTAGAAAGACTAAATGAACTGGTCTTGTTTAATAACGTAGGTCCTGGAGACAATGTTATAGTCCAATGGACTAATCCTCATAGATTTGATGTACACAAGGTCGACGACAAGATATTTCGAGGGTGGATTCCAAAAGGAGATATCTTTAACAAAAGTTCAGGATATGATCATAGCTTTATAAAAACATTTTGGCATGAAGGTAGCTATGTCATGCATACCTGCAACTATGTAACTTTGGGTAAACATCTTTTAGAAAACGTAGGATGCAATTGGCATTTTCTTAGCATGGATAATTTAAGGGAAGACATTCTAAGATTCTCTGCACTACATAAGTATCTAGAAGTTTTTGACGATATTGATTGGTTGCCTCCTATCAATAATTGGTTTTTAGAATCCAACCTTCCAAAAAAAACACTAACACAGCCAACAGGTCCCGTAGGAATACTTTCTCCAACTCGAGTAAAAAGAGAAGATTATCATCCTACTCCAATGGCTCACTATCAGTATGCAGAATCTTTCATGAAAGATAAATTGAATATAGAGCTTGATAAAGAATGGGCACAGACAGCGGAAGACATTCTGTTTAACGACATTACTAGTTATACACATGTGAGAGAAATTTACATCGAAAAACTAGGATGGGACAACATTACAAGTTGTGAAAAAGGATTATAACATGACACAGCGTTTAGAAGGTAAAGTAGATAAAGGTTGGGGCTACGAAATTATTTGGGCCACTAACGAAAAGTACGCAGGCAAAATTCTAGTATTTGAAAAAGTTGGTGCAAAGTTTTCAATGCACTTTCATAAAGAAAAAGACGAAACTTGGTTTATCAATGCAGGTAGTTTTAAACTAGTCTATTGCGATACTCAAACTGCAACCTATCATGAAAAGATTTTAAAGGAAGGCGACGTTTGGAGGAATCCCCCTATGCTACCGCATCAAGTGTTTGCATTAGAACCAAACTCAATGATTTTTGAAGTAAGCACCCCAGATTCAGTTGAAGACAACTATAGAATTATACCAGGAGATAGCCAACATGGGCCCGCAACAAAGCCAGAGTAACCAGCCTAAAATTTCTTGGTCTGGTGGCGAGTTCAGAACCAAGTGTGTAATTGGTTTAGATCGAGACGGAGTAATTAATAGAGATCTTGGAACTTATTGTTACAAGGTTGAAGATTTTGATCCTATTCCAGGTAGCATTGATGCTATAGCTACTCTAAGGCGAAAGGGTTATAAAATAGTGATCATCACTGATCAAGGCGGAATTGAAAAAGGAATTTATACACAAGACGATGTGGAAAAAGTTCATGAGCATATGTTTAAATTGTTAGGCGAAGCAGGATGCTTTACAATAGATGCATTGTATTATTCGGCTAGCAGTAGAAGAGAAGATCCGTTTGCTAAACCAAACACAGGTATGTTCAAACGTGCCGAAAAAGAAATCCCTGATATCAAATTCAAAGAAGGTTATTATGTTGGCGATAAAATAAAAGATCTCAAAGCAGCTATTAACATAGGTGCTAAACCAATATTGGTTAGAACTGGGTACGGGTTAGAAACAGAAAAAGAATTAAAAAAGTTTACCTACAGAGAATTAAAACGTAGAACAAAGATATTTGATACGTTGGAACAATTTGTGGAGAGTATGCCTTGACAAAAGTGGTAGTAAATGGAACTTTTGACATACTGCACCTTGGACACATTAGATTATTAGAACTTGCTAGATCATACCCAAACTCTTACGTTTATGTTTTAATTGACAGCGACAGAAGAGTAAAAGAATTAAAAGGCTCAGACCGTCCAGTGCATAATGAATATGAAAGAGCCAGTTTTTTATTTGCACTTAAAGCAGTTGACAGAGTTGATATATTTGACTCCGACCAAGAGTTAATAGACTACATTAAAAACTACCAGCCAGATGTAATGGTAAAAGGCAGTGATTATCAGGGAAAACCTATCATAGGTCAAGAGCATTGCAAACAAATAAAATTTTATGACCGATTTAAAAATTACTCAACAACCAATACCATACAAAATATTATTAATCGGAGATGATTGCATTGACGAGTACCAGTACGGTACCGTAGACCGCATCAGTCCTGAGGCTCCTGTTCCTGTGTTTAAATTTAGTTATAGAGATACAAGGCCAGGCATGGCGGGAAACGTAAATTTAAATTTGCAAACACTAGGGTGCGATGTTTATTTCATAACAGGAAACCCTAGTGTTAAAACAAGATTGATCGACACAAGAAGCAAACAACATATTGTAAGAATTGATAACGACATCCAAAGTGATCCATTGGATGTAAGAGATATACAACCACATCATCTAGATGTTGATGCCATTGTCATTAGTGATTATAACAAAGGATATATTAGTTACGAGCTAATTGAAAGTCTGTTAAAGACATATTCGGGACCTATTTTCGTTGATACAAAAAAAACAGATTTGGCTAGACTGGAAGGATGTATTGTAAAGATCAATAGTCTAGAATATAGTTTAATTAAATCTTCTTGCACTGACTTAATCGTTACACTAGGCAAAGATGGTGCTAGATACAATGGCATAGTATATCCAGCAGCACCTGTAGAAGTATCCGATGTTACTGGTGCTGGCGATACTTTCTTAGCAGCGTTAGTATCAGAATATCTTACCCAACAAGATATTACCAAAGCTATACCGTATGCTATTCGAGCTGCTGGAATTACGGTTCAACATTTGGGTGTGTATGCACCAACATGGGAAGAAATAGAATGATAGTATTAACTGGCGCAGGCGGATTTATTGGTAGTGTTGTTTTAGGATATTTGAATCAACACGGACTCGATGATATTATTATATTTGATGATTTGCCAACGGGTGATCAATATAAGAATCTAGTAGGAAAAAAATATCGTTCTTTACACTCAACAGACGAAATGTTAATCGATCCATCGGGAATTGATTTTGTCATACACATTGGTGCTAATTCTAGTACGTTAGAAAAAGATTGGTCTAAGATTTATATAACCAATGTACACAGCACTCGCATGTGGAACAAATTTTGTTTAGAAAATAATATTCCTTTTATTTTTACCAGTACCGCTGCAATATACGGAAATGGAGCAGGCCCTCTCAATCATTATGCATTTAGCAAACAGGTAAGTGAAAACGAAATAACCGGAGTTATTCTTAGATTATTTAATGTCTATGGGCCAAATGAGTATCACAAAGGCCGAATGGCTAGTACCATTTACCATTGGTATCAACAAATACAAGAAACAGGACAAGTTAACATATTTGAAAATTCTAATTTGTTTAGGCGAGACTTCATATGGGTAGAAGATGTTGCTAAGACCATATTACATTTTATGAGAAACTACCAACCTAATGTCTATGATCTAGGAACAGGACAAAGTCGAGATTTTGAAACACTAGCTGATATCTTATGTGATACCTGCAATACCGGAACTAAGAAGTTTATAGAAATGCCAAACGATTTAAAATCTCAGTATCAGATAGAAACAAAAGCAGATACTATGTTGCTCTCAGAAGCAGGTATAAATGTTGATGACTTTCTAACTATTGAACAGGGTGTTCTTAAATACGTGGAATATTTAAAAATTAATTCACGCTATTAAAAACACTCTTAAGGGCCACAATTAGATCGCTCATCATAGCATCGTCGTGATATGGTGTTGGCGCAAATCTCAATCGTTCAGTTCCTACATCTACCGTTGGATAGTTAATTGGTTGAACATATATGTTGAACTCATTGAGTAACGTATCACTCATTGCTTTACAACGTTTGGCTTCGCCAACTAACACAGGCACGATATGTGTAGTCGAAATATCCATTACGGGTAGATCATTTTCTTTTAATAACTGCTTTAACTTTGCAGCACGTTCTTGATGTTTAGTCCTAACTTCGCTATGATCTTTTAACCATTTAACAGCAGCCAACGCACCGGCACAGGTTACTGGGCTCATCGAAGTTGTAAAGATAAATCCAGCTGCCACTGAACGAATAGCATCGATCACATCTGCATCAGCAGCTATATATCCGCCTTGGACTCCAAAGGCTTTGCCTAAGGTTCCGTTGATTATATCAATTCGGCTTTCTAACCCCAACTCTTCAACTTTGCCACCGCCGTGCGTTCCATAAAGTCCTACGGCATGTACTTCGTCAATATAGGTTATGGCTTGGTATTTGTCTGCTAGATCGCAAATGTCTTTGATAGGGCTAACATCTCCGTCCATAGAATAAACACTCTCAAATACTATACAAGGAGTATATCCTGATAGTCTAGAGTTTGCTAATTTATCTTCAAGGTCGTTTAGATTGTTATGTTCAAAAATTTGTTTAGCTGCTTTACTATGCTGTATTCCAATAATTAAACTATTGTGATTATTGCTATCTGATATAAATTGAACATTGGGAACAATTTTACTTAGAGCTATCAATGTCCACTCGTTGGCAACATAAGCTGAACTGAACAACAATGCTTTTGATTTATTGTGCAAGGTAGCTAGTTCGTGTTCTAATGCTACGTGATAGTGGCTAGTACCGCCAATATTTCGAGTACCTCCCGATCCCGCACCAGTCATGTCTAGAGCAGTATGCATGGCATCTAAGACAACTTTGTGCTGACCCATACCTAAATAGTCATTAGAGCACCAGTTAACTATGGTCTTAATATTATAAGGCCCGTACCATATAGCAGCTGGAAATTTTCCGGATTCTCGAAGAATGTCATTAAAAACACGATATTTTCCAGTATCTTTTAAATCTAATATTAATTGTTTGAAAGGTTCTTTGTTTATCATAGTATGCTATTTAACGATAAATATTCAATAGAGGATTTGACTATGGCTGATATTGTGCAATTAGATGTACCCTTATTCATTCGTTTGCTAGAACTTGCTCGTGAAGATATTAAGCAAGATGCAGATATTCACGATGTAGCGGAGATTGTTATTAACATGAGCAAAGATGGTCCGGTGACCATGCAGAATTATGATGATATTGTTAATTTTATGAAAAAACAAGGTGATCCTGCAACAGAAGAGTTAGACCGTATCAAACAACTAGGCGGTATACAATGAGAGTACAAGAGATCATTAGAGGCATATTAGATATGCTAGACAATGCTGAACAAACAGAATTGATCCCTAGACCAGATGAGTCAGTGCCCAATGAACAATTCTATGACGACGATGTTCGTAGATTTAGACAGATTGTTGATTTAGCCAATAGCGGAGAGCCTACAGAATATAGTAACACTCCTAAAGAAGAATATGCTAGTATTGAAGCAGTGACCACAGCCGCAGGCGGAGGCCCAAATAAACCTAAGCATGTTAGCGACATTAGAGGTAATAGCCTAAGAGTGCATGGAGATAATTAAATGGCAGCGAACGGTATTTCAACACTTGCAACAAAACAAGCAAGACAACTAGCTAAACTTAATTTAGCTCAAACTAAACGTCAAGCCGCCGGCGACACTACAGCAAACTACTACAGAGAAAATAATACCTACGATATAGATAATCTTCCTACAAAATATTCTAATAATTCTGTTGTTGATAATCCTAATACTGGTGGTCTATTACAAGGACGTCCTTGGATTAACATTGCAGGTATTACCTTTTCCCCAGACATTTATTTTTACAACAGAGTTGGAACTAACAATGAAAATGGTTATTTTGGTCTTGATTTCACCCCCACTAACGATGATCTAACGTTCTTTGATAACCCCGTAGTTGCACCTGTAACTGAAACGCAAGGCACCTTGGTTACATTAAATATCACTTCGCAACCTCAATACAATTCTATTATGTTGCTAGGTTATTTCCTTGCGCCAACGACAGAAACATACACCTTTTTTACTAATACAGACGATGCTAGTTATATGTGGATAGGTCCAGATGCTATCTCAGGATATACTCATACCAATGCAGTTGTACAAAACGGTGGTCTACATGGCACTACTGAACAAAGCGGCACTATTAGTCTAATACAAAATGTTTATTATCCAATTAGGATTATGTTTGGTAATAACACCGGACCTGGAACAATGATTGTGAGTTATTCTACACCTACTATTACTAAAACATCTACCTGGACAGATAGAATATTCCATAACTCTGCAACCAACGGACATTAATAAATGGCTGAACGCAATCAAAGTAATACTACAAATTACGACCATCCTCAGGAGAGCAATCTCCTTAACGTTCATAAGGCCATGGAGTACGATGCTGAAGGTAGGCCAACACTGAGAACCGTAGATAGCCAAGCAGGTTACACTAGCAAGAACCGCATGAAGATATCAGACTACACCACTGACTTCTTCAACACGTTCCAATATGGTAAAGAGACAGATGTTTGGGATGAAAGCACAGAACTAGGTGCATCTGCAACTTGGAACACTAATACCAACTGGGTAGATATGGCAGTGGGCAGCACACTGGGATCTAAAGTTACACGACAGACTCGCAATGTCATGCGATACATTCCAGGACGCAGTAGTACGCTGACCTATGCTGTTAGATTACAAACACCGGTAACAGGCATACGCAGACGCTTTGGCCTGTTCGATGATGCTAACGGATTTTTCTTTGAAGATGCTGGAGTTATAGGTGCAGATGGATTGCCCGAATACAATGTAGTGGTGCGTACCAGCACATCGGGAGTTATGGTTGAGAATCGTGTTCCCCGCAGCCAGTGGAACGGTGACCAGTTAGATGGCCTAGGCAGCAGTAGTATTGTAGCTGATGCTACCAAAGTGCAGATGGTGAGTTTTGAATACGAGTGGTATGGTGCGGGTGAAATTATCATAGGCTTTGTGATCAACGGAGCTACACATATTATTCACACATTCCGCCACGGTAATGTATCTAATATACCTTGGAGCTCAACACCTTTCTTGCCCGTTAGATTAGAAATAGAAAATCTCACAGGTGTAGCAGGTACCCATTATCTCTATCAAGGATCTAACAGCGTTATATCAGAAGGTGTTCCAAGTAAACTGGGTATCGCACAGAATATTACTGGTCCTATCACCGGCAGAACTATGGCGAGTGCCAATACATTCTATCCCATACTGAGTATTAGATTAAAAAGCACCGCATTGAAAGGCATTGTGCTACCTACATTCTTCCAAGCGGCTACTATAGATAACACTTCAGTATTTTACAAACTGGTTCGTAATGCCACACTAACCAATGCTAACTTTGTGGATATGCCCGATGCCAACGCATTTACACAATACGATGTTTCGGCCACTGCCTACACTGGCGGTGTAGATATTGATTCAGGATTTGTTATTGGTGGCGGAGGTACAGGCATTAGGTTAGATCAAAGCACCGAATATCAACTTGGCCGTGGCAGTATGGGCACGGTCAGCGATACATTAACATTATGTATTGCCAGTCCTAACGCTAACAAATCAGCACTGGCCGCAATGACTTGGATTGAACAGAGATGACCTACAGAAAATATATCCGCATAGTAGAAGCTGCCAACAAAGGCTGTCCCATAGCCACCTATGACATCGATGTCAACTTAAAGAATCGCCAGAAGGCCATAGATGCGTATCACTACGGTCCCGCCAATCCCGACGAACCAGAATCATATTGGAAGGATGCCGCAGACACTTGGAACATCAGTGAGAAGACAGCCAAGACAATGAAGTGCGGTAATTGTGCTGCCTTTGACGTATCAGATAAGATGTGGAAGTGCATAGAAGACGGTATTAAAGGCGATGAAAAATCTGCAGATGCAATGGCAACAATTCACAAAGCAGATTTAGGATACTGCAATTTTCTACATTTTAAATGTGCAGGCAATCGCAGTTGCACAGCATGGGTCACCGGAGGAGCGATAGATGACAAAGACCGAACACAATGACGATACTTATCAAAAACTAAAACCTAAATGTTTATGCTGGTGTACCGCACATTGCGGGTTTAGTTGTATGACAGACGACTGCGATTGCAATGAATGTCAGTGTGCTGATTGCCTAGATAAAAATGTCCAGCGTGGTTATAACTAACAACCAGTTTAATCCAAACGGATATTGGGATAAGCCTGTGGCAAAAATGGTTTATCTTCCTACCCCCGAAGACATAGCACTTTTTGATCAAGAAGGTTATGACCTAACCGTAATAGAACAACATTTTGCCTACGGCAATTATGTAAAACCAAAAAAACACAGAGAGTTTATTAGGGCAATAAAAGACGATTGGTTTGTTCAAGGTCAAACTTTTGAAGGTGCTGTGCTTAATCATAGTTATTTGTTTGAACGAAAAGGTTACACAGGTGAAGCTCTTAGAGAATTAAAACATTGGGCTAAAACTTTACCTTTGTTAAACAAAGTAATAGCAATACGTCCAAAATGGGGATTAGACTTTTCTATGGATTGGGTAGACAGAGAAGGTAACGCTTTTGAAGTCTTACATTGGGAATGGGATAGTTTTGTCTATAAAGAAACGCAGGACATGAAGGAGCAGGTAGAACCTATATTAGCCAAGGTCGATTGGATAGATGTAGGCAAGTACATGCTAAAACATAAAGACCAATGGTATCATTTAGATTATTTTGCTCAAGGCGACTGGAAAAGCGATTATCTAGGTATAAGCCCTCAAAAGTTTAAATTAGTAACTTGGCAATAAATAATAGCACTTATTGGAGTTGATATGAAAAAGTTTTTATTAGTATTGTTAGCACTACCGGTGTTGGCATTTGCACAAGGCAAGATGCCAAAGAATTCTGCAACTTATGATGCAAAAATTATTAGAGTGAGCGACGGCGATACTATTGTTATCGCCGCCCCCTTTCTACCAGCCCCGCTCAAGCCCGAACTTGCTGTTAGAATCTACGGAGTTGACACACCGGAAAAAGGACACAGAGCTCAATGTCCACAAGAAGATCAACGAGCGCAACTGGCGAGTAAATTTACAACTCAAGCCCTACAATCCCACCCTAAGCACCAAGTTATTATCTATGGATGGGATAAGTTTGGTGGCCGTATATTGGGAGATATCTTGGTAAACGGACAAAGCATTAGACAAGGACTTATCAGCAACGGTTTGGCTCGTGAATACTATGGCGATGCAAAACAAAGCTGGTGCCAGTAATAGATAAAAAGATCACACTACCTTAGGAACGCTTTGCGTTACAAGTGTGGCCCGGCTGCTGGGCAAGGATGATAGTAGGAGTCGTGCCCGAGGGCATCCTTAAGTGAGCACTAATACAAGAAAGCCCCTTTCGGGGCTTTTTTATGTTCTAAATAAAAACTTCTTGTGTAGGTGTAGCCTTGCTTTATTATACTGAACAGCAGTAATAACCAGAGCAACTGCCCACGGTACAATAACGGCCGCCCAAGGAACTAATCCTGCCCACCAACCAGCCATTAGTGGTTCTTTCATTAGCATTAACATTGCCACAGCAAACAATACAAATGAACCTACAAATACCGTGTCTGGATATTTTTCTAGTATCTTACTAACCAGCCCTGCACCAAATAAAATAATCGGCACACTGATCAACAAGCCAGCGGCAACTAGAATAAAACTGCCATTTGCGGCTGCGGCAATACCTAGTGCATTGTCAATACCCATGACAGCATCGGCAACTACAATAGTACCAATAGCACCCCAGAAAGTGTCCTTGGCTTCTACGTTATGTTCTTCGTTGTTAAATGCCAGTTTCCAACCAATCCACAATAATGCTGCGGCACCTATTGCACGTAGCCCCGGAACCATCAATAGGTATGTCAGTGCCGCAACACTTACAAAGCGAATAGCAATAGCACCAAAGGTGCCCCAAAAGATTGCCTTCTTGCGTAAGTGGTCTGGTAATTTATTAGCCGCCATTCCAATAACAAGAGCGTTATCACCAGCTAATACAATGTCTATCAAAATGATAGCGAGAAATGCCCATAGGGCTTGGAGTGTAAAGAGTTCCATAATCTTCCTTTAAAAGTTATGGTCTCACCTCTTTGTCTATATACCGGACTAGTCTAGTCGTGTTGACGATATATAAAACCAGCCCTGCTGGTTAGTTACTCCCCGTGAGTATTTATATACCTACAACAATGCTGTAAAGTTCTCGCCAATCTTTAACTACAGGATATTCGCATACATGATGCATGTTGTGTCCGTGTTCAATAAGAACAGATTTTAATCCTAATCGATAACCAACATCGGCATTTTGTGGCTTATCTTCAATCCACCATAGTCCGCTATCACGATAGGGTTCTAATGCTTGATCCTTGTCTGCACCTGTGTCTAGGCAAATAACTGATTCGATAGCATTACCAAAGATCTTACGCAAATTCATTTCACGTAATTTCTGTGCATTTTTATCTAGGCTTAGACTAGTGATGACACGGAATTGATATCCGTGTTCTTCATGCAGTCGTTTAACATAGTATGCGCTGTCCCGTAGCGCAGGCAAGAATCCAATGGCTGCTGATTCATTAAAAGTCTTTACAACTTTTTTAGCATCTTTTTCTTCTAGCTCGTTGTAGTGATGATGCAGATAATAGCTTTTCTTGTTATCTGCAGTTAGTGTATAACCACGTTCTTGCATCCAAACTGAGAATGCCCATTCCCAGGAAAGCAAAACTCCATCCGCATCTGTTAAAATTAATTTGTCATGATAATTCATTTTTGCCCAATCTAATAAAACCTTGATAAATAATATTATGTTTAAAGAAAACAAATATTCACATACATATTATAGCATTGTAGAACGAGCAAAGTCAAGAGTGTTAAAAGCCTATTCTGAAACTCATCATATCATTCCAAAATCTATGGGAGGTTCTGATGATCAATCTAATTTAGTAGAGCTTACTGCTAGAGAACACTATATCTGTCACCTTCTCCTTCCGAAAATGACATCTGGGGAAGATAGATATAAGATGATTTATGCTTATACTATTATGTCCGGTAGGAAAATTTACGGTTCTCGGAAGTACGCATTTTATAGAGAAGAATATGCCAAAATAAACAGCGAGTTACGATCTGGTAGCGGCAACGGAATGTGGGGTGTTGATCGTTCGGGAGAAAAGAATACGTTTTTTGGAAAGAAGCATTCTGAAGAAACTAAGCGTAAAATTTCAGAAAAGAAAATGGGACAAGGTAAAGGTATAAAGAAACTTCCGTTTTCAGAAGAAACTAAGAGTAAAATGTCCGTGGCAAGGAAACGAAATTCTAACAAATATTCATTTAAACATCCAGATCACGGAGAGTTTTACGGAACTACCGGAGACCTAGCAAACGCATATAATTTTAGCAGAACTTCCGAAGCATACAAGTTAGTCAAGGGAGAGTATAAGTCTTATAAGGGCTGGGTTCTAGATAAGTAAAAGATGACTATAATAATCGCAACTTTGGTGATGGTCCAAATCACTATAGCATGTGTTACTCTGTATTTGCACAGAAGCCAAACACATCGAGCTGTCCAATTTCATCCAGCAGTAAATCACTTTATGCGGTTTTGGTTATGGTTAACTACAGGAATGGTCACTAAGCAATGGGTAGCTATACACCGCAAGCACCATCAACGCAGTGATCAAGAAGGCGATCCACACAGCCCACAAATATACGGCATATGGCGTGTGTTGTTTGGTGGAGCATTCTTATATCATAAAGCTAGCAAAGATCGTATAATGGTTGAGTCTCTGAGCAAAGATACTCCCAACGACTGGATTGAAGAAAACTTATACACCCCGCACAGCCGTCTCGGCATTCTCTTAATGTTGATCATAGATCTGTTGTTATTTGGGCCGTGGGGCTTCTTGGTGTGGGGTGTTCAAATGATATGGGTGCCGTTCTTTGCCGCCGGAGTTATTAACGGATTAAGCCATTGGTGGGGTTATCGCAACACCAATACTAATGATACTAGTCGTAATTTATGGCCTATTGCATTTTGGATTGGGGGTGAAGAATTACACAACAATCACCATGCCGATGGCGCTAATGCAAAGTTTAGTCAGAAACGTTGGGAATTTGACATTGGTTGGATGTATATTAAAATTTTAGAATTTTTAAAATTGGCAAAAGTTAGGTAATAAGAAAGGGTCCTTAAAGGACCCTTTCTATTTACTATAATATAATATACTGCTATGCAGCCAATAATCTATAAACTAATATTTATTTCTTAGAAGCGCCTGCATTTACAAAGCTGTACATTTTTTCTGCTGTTTCTAGAACTTTCTCAAGTCCTGGGTATGTAGGCATATCAACTTTGCTAACGATTTGTCCAGTTTTCTCATCGCGTTGGGCAGTTAATTCCCAACCTTGGAATTTAACATGAAAATCTTGTGCAACAAGATCCTTAGCCATTGCTAGAATGTCTGTACGGATTTCGTAGCCGTTCTTGTTAAACTTAACTTCTGGTAGTTTTGGTGCTGTAAAAATTTCTGACATTTTAAATCTCCTGTGTGTAATGTCTGTTGTTAACAACTACTTCTGTTTCGCTGTTAACTTATTATATATGCCTAAAGATAAAAAAGCAACTTATTTTCTGAACTTTTTTATTCGTTCTTTGATAAGTTTTACCACTTCATCACTAAGCACTACTTCATAGTGGTTGTATTCAACTTCCACTAATTCCATATCTTTGAGATACTTTTGACTACTGATCGTAACAACCCCATCGTTGGGCTCAACTATAAACGGACTTTGCCCTTTCAGCGTAACAATATTAGTCCAAGGATGCTGAATCTTTATTTTACTTGCCTGCTGCATGGCCCAACTACTGGGACCAATATCACGCATCAATCTGCTAAAAGGCAAGAAGAATTTAGCAAATTCTGCAACCTCTGCTCCGCCGTAGGGCGTACTCAGCGTTACCGCTCCTAATACCTGCTGCGGTATAATATTAGCAAGGTGTAGACTATAGATACCGCCCAAACTATGTGCAATAAACACAATGTTTTCCACATTGGTTAATTGACCTGCAATGTCTTTTAGATTGTTTTCAAAACCATTACGGCTGTCATAGTTAACATCAATTCCGCTACCTATTTTGCTTCTAATATAGTTAAAACTTTCACTGGTAGCACTTGCCCCATGAATATAAACTAAGGTCATGGTTTACTCCCATGGACTAGGTGCTGGAATTTCGCAAGGTCCTTCTGCTGGTTTTGTTCCGTAATCAGCTGGAGTAATGATTTCCAAATACTCCATGTCTGGGCTGTAGTCGTACAGGTAGTGTACTATGCCTGGACGTTGTTGTACGCAATCTCCAGCTTCAACTAGGTGTATTTTGTCTTCGTACATGAATTTTGCCCAACCCTTTAACATGTAAACGATTTGAAACTCGGCCACGTGAATGTGCCATCCTGTTCCACCCGAATTCTCTGGGGGCAAGTTAGCTTTGGTAATATGAGCAAGCACACGCCCATGTGTTGCATCCGCCACGCCAAGATCTTTGTAAAGGAAAAAGTCACGGAGACCGCCACCTTTAAACTCTACTTCAGATCCCTTAACGTGTGAAAATTTTGTAGTCATCTAGAAGACTCCTTCTGTGTGTGTATTTACTTCTTGCAGGGCAATATTTTATTTGGTCAGCATCAGTGTTTTAGCTTCTTCATGCATTCCGCAACGTGCTAGATGAGAAGCTGCTTTGGCTCTGCCAATACTTTCAAAAATTTCGTAAAGTACGTTTAAAAAGTTTTTCATAGATAAGATTCCTTTTGAGAATTGAATTGTTGGATATAGTGTTCCAATTGTGCGGCATCGGTAATGCCTTTGGTGTTTAGATAGCTGTCTAAACGGCTTTGATAACTGCTACCTGGAAACATTTCTGATAAGCGTTCCATGATAGATAACATCTTTTGTGATATATAGTTCATTTGGTTCCCTGTAAGTGTGTGTAGACTCAGTGTTTCTACTGAGTATTTAGTCCGCTCTTGTGCAATCGCACAAAAATAACAACCTTGACACAGAATAATAATTAATGTAAAATAGTTTTAAATTGAGTTAAATACACTATTATTTGGACAATCAATGAAATTAAGAACTCGTTCTATTCTACAAGAACTTAATAGTATTGCTGAAGTACGTAGCACCGATGCATTAATCGAAAGTCGAGCTACGAATATTATAAATTCAGCAATTAATTTGCTTGAAAGTATTCACAAGCATTATGATCCGGCAGAAGCGGACGAGCTTGAACGCCGTTTAATAAATGCTATTAAAGGACAGGATACTGCTAAATTTACACGTGGCGTGAGAAAATTTGCGGAATCACGTAAACAAAAGAGAAAATTAGACGAATCAAATGACAACTAATCTATTTGAAGGTGGCAATGTTTTTAAAGGCCCAGATAAAGAACCGTTAACACAGCGTATCGCTACGGGCGACGTACCTGAAACTATTTCATGGATTGAACAAGTAACAGGTCTAGACTTTACCAAAGACCTAAGCCCCGATGACGGAAAACCAATGAAATGGTTGGGCACCACTGGTCGTAAAGAACACCCAGACGGAACATGGGAATTAAACAGCTCTGGCGATTTAGATCTAAGCGTTGATGCCAACGAAGTAGACAAGAAAGAATTTGCTTCTAAATTAGCTAGTCAGTTTGGTAAAGAAAATGTAAAATTAAGTGGCGATAGCGTACATTTAAAAACACCAATTAAGGGCGATGATGCAAACGGTTTCGTGCAAACAGATTTTATGTTTAGCACAAATCCCCTATTCCAACAAGGTAGTATGTTAGGTGGCCAAGGATCGTATCGAGGAGAACATCGACATATTGTTCTAAGTAGCATTGCTCGTGCCAGAGGATTAAAATATAGTCCTAAATTTGGTCTAGTTGATCCTGAAACCAACGAGCCTGTGCCAAACGGAGACGACTGGAATAATATTGCAAAAGAATTGTTAGGACAAACAGCCACAATCAAAGATATTAGATCAGTAGATACAATTTTAAATTATATTAAAAAACTTCCTAACTACAACGAATTGATAGCAGCGGCTAAAGAAACACTGGGAAAACAAGGAATAGAGCTTCCTGAAAATACAATATCATTTGAAAGCAAGCAAACTGGAACGCCCGCATGGTTCCGTAGAATGATGGAAGCAATAAAATGAGAGCATTTGAATTTTTAACAGAAGCCGAGGCGGCCCCTGCTCCTAAGAAAGTAGGCAGAGAGTTTAATCACCTAGAGGATCTAGTGTTCACTGAACCAGGCGGTGCAAAACGTGCTGTTGAGGTCCTTAAAGGACTATCTCAAGACGCCAAAGACGTCAGCATCAAATGGGATGGTAATCCTACGGTCTATTGGGGCAGGGATGAAGATGGTACTTTCCGAATGGTGGGCAAGAATAATTGGGGCAGAGAAGAAGGGAAAAGCAACAGCCCAGAAGAGTTAAAACAATTTATCAACAGCAGAGGCAAGGGCGAAGAATGGAGAGCTAAATTTGCATCCGATATGGCATCACTATGGCCAGTATTTGAAGCAGCTACTCCTCAGGATTTCGTAGGTTATGTCTATGGGGATATCTTATTCCATCCAGGCAAACCAAAACAAGGAGCCAGTGGAAAGATTAGCTTTACACCTAATCAAACAACATATTCAGTTGTAGGATCCAGTGAAGTAGGTAGAAAAATTGCTAGAGCCAAAGTTGGTGTTGCAGCTCATAAAGTTTTAGAATACTTTGGCGACAAAGGCGGCATAGATTTTACTGATGCAGAATCGTTTTCTGGTAACCCAGACTTAGCTATATTCGGACAAACATATGTCAGCCACCAACCGGCGGTAAATGCAGATAATATAGGCACAATAGAAAAATTAGCTAATTCACAAAGTGCAGCTATCGATAAACTATTGACTCCTGTAAAAGGACTAAGTGGTCTACAAACAATCATCTATACTTTTGTTAACAATCAAAGCAAGGCCAAAGCACTGGATAAAATTGATACTAAGAGTTTTCTAGGTTGGTTGCCAACCAGTAAAGTCAGTCCAGGTCAGCAACAAAAGATTGCAGAAATAAATGATGCTAACGCAGGAGTTATGGATTCCATGTTCCAGCTAGTTAGAGAAATTATGAAAGCTAAAGATGAGATCATTGCAGAGTTAGACCAAGCCGAAGGCGACATCACAGCTAGCACGGGCGGCAAACCGGGCGGCGAAGGCTATATGAGTGGCAAAGATGCTGTGAAATTAGTTCCTCGAGATCGTTGGACTCCTTTCAGAACCGACTAAAAATAGCCCAAAAAGGCTGATTTTTCCTTACCAATATAAATACTATGCCGGTCCCGGAGCGGGATCATTGATAAGGAGAAAACATCATGGCAGAATTTACAAGAGTTAACCCTACAGCAGTAGCGTTAGGTGTAGTACAAAAGACATTCCAACAAACCGTATTCAAATATGTATTAAGCGGTTCAGATGGCGCAGTTGCTTTAACAGCAGCAACCGCAGCTAAAGTTACAGACGAAATTGGTACAACTTCGTCTGTGTTCCAAGTTAAGAGCGACGGCCTAGCAATTATCACTTTCGGTGACAATCACAATCTAGACATTGACACATTGGCAATCCGTGTTGGTCGTGTTATTGGAGCTGGTTCTTTAACAGCATCCGGTGTTTGGACATTCACAGCAGGTGGAACTTTAACCGTTACAGCGCCTACAACATTGTACGCACTATAATTTTCCAGGGATGGGAAGACTAAGCCCGGTTTGCCGGGCTTTTTTACGGCTATAAGATTTGTAGAGTTAAATAGTAGCACATTATGGCAAGATACAAAATTATCACTCTAGTTGACATTACTCGAAGTAATGCTCATAGATCAGAAATAGACAAACTAAAAGTGGGA